GTATTGCAGCAAGTGCAGCAATCTGTACAGCATGAGGTACAGCAGCAGTCAGTGCAGCAGGTGCAGCAATCTGTACAGCATGAGGTACAGCAGCAAGTGCAATCACAAGCACAGCAGCAGTCGGTGCAACAGGTAGAACATGTGCAGCAATTTGTACAGCAACAATCTGTACAGCAACAAGCGCAGCAGCAGCAAGTGCAGCAGTCAGTACAGCAGCAGTCAGTACAGCAATCGCAAGCACAACAACAATCTGTGCAACAGGTGCAGCACTCACAGCAGTTTGTGCAGCAAGTACAGCATTCGCAGCAATTAGTACAACAAGTGCAGCAATCGGTGCAGCAGGCACAGCAGCAATCAGTGCAGCAGCAAGTATTGCAACATGTGTTGCAACAGGTAGTACAGCAATTAGTACAGCAAGTAGTGCAGCAGCAGTCGGTGCAACATGCACAGCAGTTTGTGCAGCAGGTGCAACAATTCGTGCAGCATGAGGTACAGCAGCTCGTACAGTTAGTGCAGCATGATGTACAACACGATGTACAGCAATTGGTTGTGCAGCAAGTAGTGCAAGAAGCACAATTTGTGCAAGTTACACAGCAAAGACCGCCTTTTTTATTTGCACAACAAGTATTGCAGCAGTTAGTGCAGCAAGATGCACAGCAGTTCGTGCAGCAACCACAGACACAGCAACTTGTACAGGTATTTGGACAACCCCAGCAGCCGTAGCATTCACAGCATTTTGTGCAGTTTGTGCAACAGCTGGTGCAATTAGTACAGCAGGCTGTGCAGCATGTAGTGCAACTTGTGCAGCAGCTTGCACAGCAATTAGAAGTGCAGCAGCCTGTGCAATTCCCACAGGTAGCGCAAGCTGCACAGGATACTTCACAAGCTAAACATGAAGCTTCACAAGCAACGCAAGACAAAGATGATGCATCGCAAAGTAAACAAGCAGCGGAGTCAACTGCACAAATAACGCAAAATGCATCCAGAGCACACAAGAAACTACTAGCACCACCAGTAGCAACATCCAGTGCTATGCTTAGTAAGCTGCCGCCACCATGATAGTGATGTACTGCTGCACCGCAGGGCAGAATGTCATCTGCTTCAACGCTTGGAGCATGTAATTGAGCGCCAAGGTTTTTGGTCTGTAAACCACCTAATGCTAAGTTGCTCATAATTTGATCATCCAGTTATAGCCTGCACGATCAGACTCTTTGACAGGGACGTTAATCTTCTGACCTAAGCGTCTCAGCATATTGATGATTGCTCCGTTGTCAGCATCTCCATACAAAATGTGAACGCCTCTTTTTTCGATATTTCGGAAAAAGGTCATGAGATTACGAGCAAGAATCACAGGTGGATCTTGGGTAAAAAGATGGGTTGAGAATTCTCCAGGGCCAATCTTTTCCAACAGCAAAGAAGTCTTGCCGTTGTGTAATAAGATGCCGCCACTCTTGACTGCATGATTGACAGCATTCAATACTTTGGTGGAGTCTAAGTTCCGATTCTTAGAATCAGTAATGATGACTTGTGACGGTTTCAATATATGCTCCCCAAATTAGGCGATATCGACATGATCCCCGCCATAGCCATTGCCCAATCCTGCCAATTATTAAAAGGACGGTGGTCTGGTATCCCTGATTGAACAAAGTAGCCAATACCATTCATACCGTCCACCCAAGTCCTCCAATTTTCTTCAGGCACATGCCCTAACTGATTGGAGGCGAACTGTTCTTCCATCAGTTTATTGTACTGATCCCATGTCATTCCGCGAGGGTCATACGTCACCATTATGGTGATCCCGTTCCGCGAACATCGCCAGACTCAACACTCAGCATCACTCGGCCCATGAAATAGTTTCCATTCTGGGTGTTGCTAGTGAACCTCAGACGCATTTCACGGCGTTGTTCCTTCATGTCGATTTTAAGGGTTGATGGGTCAAATACATAAGGGGCAGACGCCTGGTCAGCATCATCGGCATAACCTTTACCAGTTACCGTCACGCTCATTTGTCCCACTTGCTGGAAGTCGGGCTCAATACGCTCCACACGAGTCCACAAGTTATCCCCAGCTGGTGAAGTACCAACTAGGCCATTTGCCGTACCTAAAACGTTTGTCTCAAAGTAAGAGTTGACGGCGTTGACGTTGTTCAAATAGACCTGGTCAGTACCGACTTCTTGAGTCCAAAGGGTATAGTTTCCCACCGAGTTGGCAACATTGCCAGCCCAAATTGGCTTTCTAAACACCTCAGAAAACACGCCAGCAGAACGAGCTGCGCCATCAGCTAGGCCAGCGTCATACCAAACATTCTCACGCACGTTATAGATGATGGCGTCGTTGCACTCAGTCGAGTTACCCCGTGGATAGAACCACCAGATCTCGCCCCAACGAGGGATCTTAGTCGCCCAGACTTTCTGTCTCTGATTGATGTTGATGTTGTCAAAGAACCAATTCAGATTTTGGGTATTCTTATTCTCTTGAACCACACCGTTGTACATCAAGAATCGATCCACGCCGACCCAGTAAATGATGCCGTCGTACTCAATCACACACTGGCTGGACATGATTGACGACTGCTGAGTAATCAAGTCATAGCGCCAATAAAGAGTCGTAGTTCCTACGGTCTGGGGCGAATAAGTCACCCGTACCACAGAATCCGTTGTCCAGAACAACCCCGATGGAGAAGTCGTACCGCCACGCAGTGGGACGCCCTTCACCACCTTGGTAGAAGATACGTTAGTTGCGTTGGCATCTGCCGATGTCCAGTTGTTGAAATTGCCTGCCGAACAGTTTTGGATCAACCCATAGTTGCCATAGACAAACAAATATGGATATAGCATCACTACACCACCGCTCACAGCGATGTTGTTGTCAAACGTCAATAGAACCGTACCAGATGCCGTGGCGTTGTTGTTCAGGGTAATTGTCCAAACGCCGCCTGAGACGGTGGCCGAAACAATCTTCGTGTTGGCTGGAATCCCAGTACCAGATACGGACACGCCAGCGCCCATAGCCACGTTGGTGCTTGCGAACGTCACCGTGGCCGCACCACTGGTCGTTGTCCCCGTGGCCGTAAACACGCCAACAGGGGTCATGGCCGTGCCAGTAAATGGCCCAATCAAGGGTCTTACATTAGTCAAACTGTCGATGTACTGGAGGTTGTCACCAGGGTGAGCAATCAAGTTGTTGTTACCAGTACCGAATGGATCAATACCCGTATCGAACTGCCACAAGGCATTTGGGTTATTGATGTAGTAGTTGCTAGAAGGAGCAATATTCACCCCGTAGTACGTCACGGAAGCAATAGTCCCTTGGAACAACGTAGAAGGTGTACCACCACCCAGGTCAGACGTAGCAAAGCTAAACGTATCACCATAACCATAGCCAGTACCACCAGCAGTCACCGTAAGGGTCGTTACAACCCCGCCAGACACGACAACTGTGATGGTGGCACCTGTACCATTCCCGCTGGATGTCACGGGCGTCTTGCTCGTGTATGTGCCGTTTGTGTAGCCTGCGCCAGCTGTGGTGATCTGCACAGTTGTGATGCTACCAATTACAAAAATCTGTTGGGGGCCAGAACCAATAGCATCAGAGTTACCGATTGTCCATTGTTGTAGGCTGTTATTGAATCCAGACACGACCCAAGTTTGGCCGCTTTGGGACTGCATGATCATCCCACGGCTGATACCTGGAGCATTCAAAAATGAGGCTGTATAGCCCCCCATTTTTTTTGGCCGACCATATTGGAATCGACACCACTGACCATCAACAAAAGCAGGTGCCGCAAACTGCGTTCCATCACGCTGAATGCCTGCGCTTATGGCTAGTGGTACGACTTTTAAAGTCATTAGAATGTCCCGCCTTGAATTCCAACAGGCAACAACAGGCCACTAGATGTCAATGTACCAGCTGATGAACCAGCAATTGCAAAGCCCAGTTGACCCGATGCGGCCAAATATAGACCTGTAGTCGTATCACCAACAAAATTTAATGATGGGTTTGTCGCAGATCCATTACCCAAAGTCAATTGAGTAGTGAAACTTGTCGATGAAGATGTAGCACTGAATACATTTGTACCATCGCAAACTAAAAGTGCCGCAGTACCTGACGAAACCTGGTACGTTGCGCCACCAGTAACACCAGTAGAAATTGTCAGCGTATAAGCACCTGATGTGCTATTTCTAATTGAATAAAGCTGAACCGTCTGTGGAACAATGATTGTGGTGTTTTGAGACAATACACCTGCATATTGTTGAATGACGTTCTTAGCCTGGGCAGAAGTCAAAGTAACCGTTGCAGCTGCACCAGTCAAACTCAAGTACAACTGAGTGTAGTTAAAGACATTCTGTTGAGCCAAAGCATAGGTGTACCAGTTTGTGCCATTGGAAACAAAAACACTTGAATTGGCAATCTGGAGTTGAACTGTTGAACTCGTGGTATCAATGGTGCTTGATCCTTGAGCGGCCACATTAAGAATGCCAGATCCATCATTTTTGACAATAACATAGTAGCCAATAGAAACACTCGCTACAGGAGGAAGCGTTACCGTTCCAGCGCCACCTGTCCACACATACAAAGCAGCATTGTCATTAGCAGTAAAGGTGTATGCAGAAGATACCAATGAAACTGCTGTATTGGTATTCAGGACTGTATTGATGGCCTTCAAACCATATCCAGCCAAAGCAGAGGCACTGGCCGCTGACGTTCCAATACCCATTGCAACAGTTGACCATGTGCCTTGGATCGTTGAATTGTCTGTAAGGTATATGTAATAGGTGTTTACTGTGGCCGTTGTCGGCGCCACAGGAACAGTCTGAATAGTGTTGTATGTACCGTCAGAATTTTGAGATACAACCGTGAAAGCATTGGTTGATCCAATGTTCCGAATAATGAACGCTTGACCAACTGATACTTGCTGGGCAGCAGGTAAAACAATGTAAGCAGGCGACAGGTTTGCTGTAGCCTCAATGATGTTGGCTACAACAACCCCTGTTGTTCCATTTACAGGCCATGCAAGCGTGGTGTAAGTTGTCGTGAGCGTCAGATTTTCATAACCCACTTGTGATGGGTTAATCGTCTGGCCCGTATAAGGTGAAACGTATGAGGTCATGATTAGCTATCTATTGCAACAGATTGACGATCACCCAGGCGTGAAGTGTCTTCAGTCTTGAGTGACTGAATGGCCTCGGTGTACTTTTGTTGGAAAATTTGCCGTTGATCGTTTTTCAAAAACGGCATTGCTTGCAAAAGAGTGCCAAACAACATGGCCGTAGGTGCATTCTGAGTCAGCCAATTGGTTTGATTGTCTGAACTCAAAGGCTGGATACGCTCGTAGTAGAGAACCTCTAAGGTGTAAGCCTGGTCGGGTGTAGGCGCCAAATACCAGTGATCCCAGTTGGTGTCAGCATAGTAAACAGGCGCCGAAGTCAGCGTGTTATTCGGCCAATAGTTGGTCAGATACTCATACTTACGAAGCAAAATAGGGGTTCGTACACCACTGCTATTGGTGTAGTTCATAGAGACGGTTTTACGCCACCGTGCAGGCTTTTGCAGCACAGGGTTACCAGCAATCGTGGTTGACTCAACAATTTGCATCTGCCCCAAAGTCTTGATCTCTTGAGCAATCTCAAATTCGGCCAGGGTGATAAAAGTAGGGATGGCGTTGATCGTCGCTTGGTCAGATCGTTCCAAATACTGAAGAACGATAGCTGTCAGCGAGTTGTAGGTCATTACCCATGACGGTGTGTAGGTAGCCATGTTTCTCCCATTGTTCCTTCTATTTTCCCACCGACGCCAATCCTTTACAAGTGAGCGTCAATTCTCCAAAACAGATAACGCTTGCTTTGTCAATTTAATCCGCTCTTCTAGGCCAAAAATGCCACCATTGATGCGTTTTGTAAGCCCTTCCCAGCTCTCAGACTCAGCCAATGGATTACATCCATGCGTAGACCAGAACCACCCTGCACTCATGGCTGCATACATCGGCTGGGCTACTGGAGCTGGGTTATGGACAAAATTCTGCCCCACAGCCTGCCCAAAATGCCAGAAGTTGTCGTGTCCAGTCAGCTGGATACATCCGCGCCCGTG